TCTTTTAATAAATTTGCGTAAGCTTGTCTTTGTGAATCGTTCATATCTATAAATATTGATTATTTGAGAAAGTTTTCATTTTCCATCCAATTGTAACCCTCATACCCCATCTTCTTATGTATACTGATTGCCTTGTTGTTCCAACCATCAACATATGCCAAATCATATTTTATATTCTTTCTAATAAGATAGTTTGTCATATATGTGAAAAGATGTTGTATTAACTTACCATGTTTTCGTGAAGTTCTGTATTTAGGTAAACATGCCCAATACCCACCATAAGAATGGTCTGTAGGTAAGTTCATATCAATGTTCCAATCATGGTCATAAAAAGTAAACTCACCAAAGAACCACCAATTCCATTGTATCATTTTACCATCGTGAAACATTGCACATAAACTATGTCCATCTTGTATTCTTTTCTTTGCAGTTTCTAAATCCCACAACCAAGTTTTTCTTGTCTCTTCAGTAATGTACCTCATGTTCAATCTATCCCATTCTTTGAGACCTTGTAAAATTTCCCAAGTCCACCCATCAAGTTGTTCAAGTGTATCAATGTCTTCATAGACAACCTCACCAATATCTGGTGTTTGGATTTCATATTCATGTATAGGTTTTCTACTGAACCAATAAGTCTGACCTCTCAGTAACCAACCATCATTACCATCAATTACATTTCTTCTAATTTCAGGTATAAAGGTGTTATCAGTATTGAAGTTGAAGTTGATTTTAGTTTCATCTATAGTTTTACCATACTTACTTATAACATCTACAAATCTTTCTAATCCCCAACCAAAACATGCAGTCATCTCTGAGTCTTGTATATTAAATTTATCAACAAACTTTCTACCATGTAGATTAATTGAACCTACGGCAACATGTCTATCCTCATTCGGAACCCATACTCTAATTTCAATCTTAGAACCACTTTTTAATTGTACATTTGTTTTCAAATCTGATTTATCTCCGAAGAATGGGTCTGATGCAACTTCATAAAAATATTTGACATCAAGTTGGTCTAACACTTGTGAGATTAAATGCATTACTTTATTTAAGTTATCTTCACAATATTTTTCACTACCAACAAACACTATCTCTGATATAGTGAAGTTAAACAATCTTTCTAAATCAGTACATTCATCTTCTATTCGTGTACATTTACTTGACATCACATAAGATTTATTTGTAACACTTTTATCTTTCAAGAAACTATAACAATGATAACATGCCGTAGGTGAACACATTCCTTTTTCTTCACCATGGAATGAATTAATTATAGATACTTGATTTGAAAATGATTCCATGTAACCTGTTTTGTAGGCATTATCCATGGATAAATGTGATGGTGTCCATAGTCTTTCAGAGTTGAATTCTTCTGACATCTTGTATGTTAGATTCTCTAAACCAACTAAACTCTTAACTATGTCACCACTTACTACTTGTAGTCCATCTCCAACTTTAGTATACATTACTCACTCGGTTGGATTTGACTCATCATATTTTTTGGTATCACTCCACAATTACCACATGCAAATACTTGAATTGGTATGATTGCCTCTTTACCATTTGGACTCATCAATGCTGATACTCTCTTTAAGAAAAATGATTGTATAAAGGATGCGTTTCCACACTCTTCACATTGAATCGTATCTGCCTTTGATATGTCTAATGGTTCTTGATATTGTCTTTCGTCATTCATTTTGTTACTCCTATAACTTCTTCTTTATATCATTAATAACATTATTAATGTTTGTCTTTCTGTAATTCTTTTTTATTTCATCTTGAAACTGATGGATAAACTTATTCTTAAAATATAAATATGATTCTCCTGACTCTTTTAATATTTTATCTAAGTCTTGTTCTGAAAAAAACTTTGGTCTCCAATCACCATAGAATTTTTTTTCATAAAAATATTTCTCAATGTTGTTCCTCATTGTCCAATAGTCAAGTTTATAAACTTGTAATTCTTTTTTATCTATGTGTGCCTGAAAACTATCGTTCAACACTTGTGTAAAACTACCATCAGGAACTCTTGGTTTTTCTAACCTTTGTATATGAGTAAAGTTTGTTAAATCATTAAATTTTACAACATAGTTATTAATCACTGCTTTGATTATTATTGCCTGTTCTTCTTGTGCCTGAATCTCAACACCACCCAAATCATTATATGCAGATGCCCTAAATGTTTTAGGCCAAACAGGACTTCCATCGGGTCTATAAATTAATCTTTCGTCCAAATTTACTTTCTTTTCTTTTTTTACTCCCCAAACTATATCAAAATTTTCATAATACCACTTTCCCAATAACTCATTCATAGTTTCTATCTTATTTATATAAGGTTTGAGAACTGAAATATCAATTATATTCTCAAAACTTGAAAACTTATAGTTACCATCACAATGTGTTATTAAAATATCTATCTTATCTTCACCTAACCCTATTGGATACAACTGATATGGATTATCATACTTTGATGGATTGTTGAAAGTCTTCAATACTTCTGAAACAAAATGGTTTTCAAATACATTATCTGCACCAAAAAATGCAACTATTCCATTGTTGAAGTCTACATAATCTTTCCACCTATATAATGCAAAGTCCATACCATATTTTGCCGCCAAAGAAGAACTTACAATTTCTTTTGGAAATTTTACATTTATTAAATGTATATTATTGTGTTTATATTTATCTAATTTTTCTTTAACTATTAATTCAGTATTATCAAATTCTTGTTCAGTAGAACAATTATTTATAATCAACACTTCAAACTCATCAGGAGAAGCAGTTTGGTTTATCAGAGACTCTATACACTCACCTATAAGATTTTCTTCTTTATATGCCAATATAACGAGTTGGTATTTTACCGAATCTTCTATCTGTATATTATTTTTAACTAAATTATCATATTCATGTTTAAAAGATGGTGGAATTTCTCTTAAATAGTCATACACTATTTTATAACTCCCAATATTTCTATAAACATTGCCATGATATTTATCTCTTTATCTACCACTACTGCATCACTCTGTTGATACTGACTCAATGCTAATATACATTCTGCAACATGACCTTTACCCCAATCATCCACGGTATCAAATAATAATCTAAATAAGTCTGAGAAGTCTGTTACCTTTGAATCTGCAAGTACTTGTCTTATATTCTTGAATGAGTTTTTCTTATCTTGTGTCTTAAGTATTTCTAATACCTTTACTTTATAATCATTTTGTATACTCATTCCCTCATCAATAACCAACTCACCATCTACAACTTGTCTTTGTGCACCATTAATTACTCTTCTTAAATCAGGAAACCCACTATTAACTATTGTTACAATATCATCAACCTTTGCATTAACCTTTTCTTTCTGTAGGATATCACTTAGATGTACTGCAACTTGTTTTCTATCAGGTGGTATAATCTGAAATGATTGACACCTTGATTGTATTGGGTCAATGATTCTCTCAACATAATTACAAGTTAAGATAAACCTACAATGTTTACTAAATGTCTCCATAAGATTACGAAGTGCGGCCTGTGATGCAGGTGTAATGTAATCTGCCTCATCAAGAATCACAACTTTCATATTTGAAAACCCAATAGTAGAGGCAAAGTTTTTTACTTTGTCTCTTACCATTTCAAGTTTTCTCTCATCAGATGCATTGATGTATAGATAATCACATTCAATGTTATTGACGAGTAACTTAGCGAGAGTGGTTTTACCTGTACCAGCCCTACCAAACAATAGAAGGTGTGGTAAATCTCCACTCTCAAGATATAACTTGACCTTACTCTTTAGGTGTTCATTACCTATATAAGTGTCAAGACTTGTAGGTCGGTACTTTTCTACCCATAGGGAATTTTTAATTTCATCCATTATAACTTTCTCCAAATCCAAATTGGTTCACAAAATCTTTTATCTTTAGTTTCCTCTGCTCTTTGTATTGTAGAGTCTTGAAACCTTTCATCTGACTCTCGTGCCATTCCTGCACCACCACTATTAGGTCTCTTTGCCATCTCCATTCCAATACAACCTTTATATTCTGAATCATGAAATGTACTTAAGAAATTATTCATAGGATTACATATCTCTACCATGTTTCTCTGTCCACCTGTTCGTGCAAATACATCTGCAATGTTCACTAATAAATATCCACCTCTTTTGATTGAAGGCCATATTTTTTCTAATGTTTTTTGTAAGAACTGAGTATTCCATGTATCAATATCTTTATATCTTACCCAACTCTGAGTGTCGTCATAACTATATCTCTCAACACTAAAATAAGGTGGTGATGTAAATACGGTATCATACATATTCTTTTGGTACTCAAAGTCCTCTGCAGGATACTCTACAAACATACTTTTCTTATCAACCTCAAACATAGTTCTATGTTTTTCATAGAATTGTTTCTGTTCTTCATAGATGGGATGATTTTCTTTTCGTGGGTCTATCCCAAGATAGGACTCACCTGTTTCACTTGCATAGAATCCTGCAAGTCTATCACCCCAACCTGCACTAAAGTCTAAGATACTTTTACTTTCTAACTTATCATATAATACCTTGGCAACATTTGGTTTGAATTGAGAACAAATATATTTTCTCAATCCAATCATTACACGAAATGCACTCTTATCAATCTTAGGTAACTTCAGAGAGTACGCAGACCCAATCAAGGTAGTCATAAACTTATGACTTTCCCATGTTCTATGTGGGCCTGGTGCAATAGTTCCATCAACACTCCAACGATTCTTTTGTTGGAAGTAATTACTTGCATCATTACCTGTATTATTTCTTTTGAAGTATTGTTGTTTACCTTCAAAAGTCAAATCATATCTGTACTCTGTACCCTCACGAGCAAACCATTCTCCTTCAACTAAAATTTCATTATGTCTCATTCCTTTTAGTTTCTGAAGTTGTTTTAATGCATCTTTTTCAGATATATCCATGTATGGTGGTGGGTAGGACATCGCAACCTTTGCAAGACTTTCTCTTACATCTTGTTTATCAAAGGTGTTTTTGATATACTCCCACTCAACCTCATCTATGTAAAGATAAGGTTCCATATCATAGAATTTGTCAAAGTACGATAAATACATTATGTATTAGATTGTGTTGATACTAAATAATACTCAGATTCATAATCATCTATTGAGAAGTTAATCTTTGATAACCCTGCAGATGATACTTTCATAGTTGCATTTTGACATTCTTTATTCGCACTTAATATACTTGAAAACATTTCAGCACTGAATGAAATAGGTTCAATATCTGAATAGTTATCTACACTAACAGGTATTGTAACTCTATTGGATGCAATGTTAGAAAATCCAATTACAATATTTACTTTATCATTGTCTGCAATGATTGTAAATGTTTCAGTTTCAGGTAAGGCACCTTTACCATTAATAAATGTACCAATGAAATATGAATCTAATTTCAATTCTAATTCAAATTCACTTGGTAAGTTTTTTAGTGGTGGTGGTGTTGGGATAACACTTAAGTCACTCAACATATATTTTGATGTTGTTCCATGACCTGAGTCTTTCATTTGTAGTGATACAAACTTTCCACCCATGTTATCTATTGTGAAGTCCACATCATCACCAACTACAGAAAGTAGTGATAATAATTGTGAAGTATTATAAACTCCAATCTCACTTGGGTCAAATGCATCAAACTTATCCATTTTAACACTACCAACTACAGACTTATCACCTGAGATAAATCTTGTTGTAAGTGACTTTCCATTTGATTCAATCTTAGTAGATTTTATTTCTCCACCAAGATGATATTTGTTAATAAACCCAACTAATTTGTTTTTATCCATTTGTCATTCTCCTATTGTTAATATTCTATATATATACATATATATTAGTTTTCTCAAAATCAAAAATATTTTTCTATTTTTGTTGGTTCCCCAAACATTTCTTTTAAAAATTCTTGAAACTTATCTTCAGGATAATTAGACCTACCAAGATTCATAAACCTTGTAGTGATTACAAAATTACCTTGGACATAACCACCCTTTGGGTCAGGCCATCTGTCAACTGATGGTGCCTTGATTGAGTGTGGTACAAATATTTCATTCAAATCTATTTGATAATGTGGCATCCAATAGTCACAACCCTTTTGTTTTTTAAATTGTTCTTCTAAATCATCTCTTGTTATACCAACTTCAAGTTGTTTTTTATATCTGTAAATTCTACCTTCTTTACTAACTGCCAACTCTCTCTTTAGTTTTGAATTTAAATTTCCTCTTGTACTACCTTGATTCTGTGATGACATATTTACATTTGACATCATCTTTTTAAATGGGTCTCGTGCCATTAGAAAAACCTCTCTATACTTTTTGTCTTATCTACTACTGCATCCCAAGACATTGCCTGATAGAACATACCAATCTTCTTACTCATTGCCTGTTCAAACATTCTATCATGGTCTATGTGTGTCTTGATTAATTCTAATATTTGTGGTGGGTCTTCATAACCTTTATAACCTATTGTATCAAATCCAAACTCATTGTTCTTTAAGTACACCCACTTAATTTTACTACCATTGGTAATCCTTTCATACTTTCTACCCTCATACCAATAGTCTAATAATGAATTGTAATTGATTGCAGATTTTACATGTACAGGACATCCTTTTTTGTATGTCTTAAATGGTGAGTCTTCTTCCTCAACCTCATACTTACCAATACCCTTTACACCAATTGGATTTGCCATAACATCATAATGAAGTGATACCATGTTTCTTTTGAACAATGATATCCTTTCATCAATCTTTTCCTTTGGAACATCTGCCAGTATATCATCCAACACATTACCTAACAATTCTTTCATCGCAACTGCAAAGTTACTACGAACCGTATCTAATCCCTTTACATGAATTTTATTTACCTTACGACCTGCATCATTAATGATTCGTAATCCATATCGTTTTTTAGTAATAAACAATCCACTCTTTGCAACAACCTCTTGTTTAATATCAAATACATGTTTATCTATCTCTACATTACAAAACTTCTTTGCAAAGAAATTATAACTATCGTTCAGATAGTCTTGTACTTCACTACAGATTTCCATAATCCTTTGTGTCATCATTGTGTCACTTAGTTTTTGATTAGGGAATCTCTTTTCAACCAATGGAATAGCAGAGGCAAAAATGGAATCAGTATCTATGTATATCACATAATCATCTTTTGTACCGAGCTCTTTATTATAAAAATGATTCGTTATCTTCTTACTGAACTTAATTAAGGCTTGACCTGTAAGAGTCGTTGCCTCTGCATTATCCAAGTCATAAAATCTAAATACTGATAGACCCAATACACCATACAAAGAGTTTAGAATAATCTTCTGTATGTATTGTCTTCTATCAAAGTAATCTTCTAATTCTTTATTGCCCTCTTCATTATATTTCTTAACAAGTTTTCTCATCTCAACTCTTTCGTTGAACCACTTGGTAAGTAGTGCAGGAATCAATCCTTGTTTATCTGTACGATATAAAACACCATTAGAGGCAATACTAATATCATTAGTTAATAAATAATTTTCTAATTCACCATTTGTAAACTTACCTATCTCTTTACCTTTCTTATCATTCATAGTGTAGGTCTTTACATTATCTTTCTTTAAATATTCTTCTGCTTCCCAACCTTCAACCTTACCAAGTTTAGTCTCTGGTGATATATTTAATGAACGAATCACACTCGGATACATACTTGTGATATCCAAATCATATACCCAATCATGTTTACCCTTTTGTGGTGGTTGAACATAGGCACCTGCGAACTTATCGTCATCAAATGTTTTTGGTCTTGGTGGTTTGTTAGGTGCGACGATACCAAGTTTCTTTAGGTATACTAATATAGCACCTTCAAGATATCTTGAACTCATAAACACTTCTTCATAAGGTATGTGTCCAAGGTGTGCAATACCTCGTGATATCTCAATCAAATTTAATTTCTTATCTAACTCAACTAATATTTTTACATCTCGGATATTGTAATCAACGAAAGTCTGTAAATCATTTTCATATAGGTCGTTCAATGTTCCTTCATATTCTACCTTGTTCATATTGACTTCTACTTCTCCGATATAATCTAAACGATAACTTGATTGTTGAGAGAACGAAAACTTTCTATATAATGATAGATAGTCTAAACAACTAACTCCTGCAATGACATATCTCTTTTTAAAATCATTGTAGTAAACTTCTGATATTGGTGACATCAAGTTTGCCACACTTACACCCAATACATTTACTGCTCTATTATATAGATAAGGAATATCAAAGTAGTCTGAGTTCCAACCACTAATAATAGTTGGTTTAATTTCTAAATACTTTTGAAAGAACTTATTCAACATTTCATATTCAGTATCATATACTTCTACTATTTTATCATCTTTGGTATATGATTTAAGTCTTCTCTTTGCATCATAAACATAAGTAAAATATGTCTCTGTTGTGAAATCATATAATGCAATAGAAGTGATAACATTATTTGCCTTCATCACATCAGGAAAACCATCAGTAACCTCTACCTCAATATCAAAGAATACTTTTCTATGTCCTTCTGATACTTCGTCTGAGTCTGTATATTGGTCTACTAAAAATCTTGTTGTTGGTGGGACATCTGATTCATGTAGTGTTGGGTCTTCTTTGTCATAATTAAATACTTTCTTTAATCTGTCCCCATATAATGAAACATGATGTCCATTTGAATTTTTTACATAGGCATACTTTTTATAAGGTATAATCAAGTACCCTTTCTTGTCATCCCAAAGATGAACTTTCTGTCTACGATTGTCAAAATATATGTTCTGATACATTTAGGTTGTAATATCCCTTATTTTTATAACTAAATATACTAATAAAACCTTATGCTTGTCAAGCTTTTTTTTAAATAAAATGGGTGGTATATTTCAACCACCCAAATTACAATTAGAAGTTAATAGAAACTCCAATGTTTGCATATCTTGGTGTACCCAAGAATACTTCTGCATTATGTGCTAAGTGAAGTTTATCACCGAACCCATTGTATTTACTATTATCAACTGCATCTTGTACAAATACTTCATCAAGTGCGTTGAATACATGAGCATTTAAAGAAATGTCGTATCCCTTGATAGGAAGTTTATATGATGCGTGTAAGTCAAGTTTTGAGTAACCTGGGGCTTCCCATACTTGACTTCTATCTGCGACTCCATCCTCAATCTCTCTTGCGTCTGGACTCCAATCAGAATAGTTTTTATCATATGTTTTGTATAGTGCCTGTAATCTCAAACCTTTAATTGGTTTAAGAGTAACACCTAAAATATAGGCAGTCTGTGGCATATCACCAACATATAATCCATCAAGTGCATATGCATAATCAGTAGTCTGATAACCAATCACTTGGCCTTCGTCATTGTACTCATTTTCTTGGTAAGTACCATCGGCATCACCATCAAATTTCCAATTACCAAAACTTGCGATTAAGTCAAGTTCAATCATATCATTTGGTTGAATCTTAGTTTCAATCTCAAGACCTTGGTGTTTCTGATTTACACCTTTTAGGAAGATAACATCAGTATCACCTGATGAACCTTGACCTGTTTGTACAGATTTTGTAAGGTTTCTATCTTGCCAATCAGTATTGTATGCACTAACTCTAACTCCAAGTTTTTGTGTACCGAAGTTTGCACCAAACTCATTATGTAAGAATTTCTCATTGTCTGGGTCTGTTGCAACTACTCCATCATAAGTGATAACATTATCTAAGATAGGAGCCTTTTGGACATATCCACTATTAATGAATACTCCAAGGTTCTCATTTACATTATATAATGCACCACCTTTAACTTGGTAAGTTGTGATTGGGTCTGCAGTAATTACTTCATCTGCAATAGTGAAATGGTCTTGATAAGAATACTCAATAGAAGAAACACCACCCATACCATATAGGTTTAGTTTTTCTGTAGTATAATTACCTTGAACGAATCCACCAATCCAATCTACGGTTGTTTCGTTGTGATATGCAATCTCGTCACCGAGTCTCACGACTTTACCTTCTTCAAAGTTATCGTCTGCATAATCAACATAGTAATCTCCACCCAATAAATCACGAACTTCACGAGCGTGTTCTATACGAGCAGTTCTCCAATCTAATCCAACTTGTAGTTCTAAGTTGTCATTCAACTCATAGTTTAATTTTGAAATCAAACCATATGTGTTCTGACGATTAATAGAATTACGAAGGATACCTGTTGAACGATTTTCTGTGGTTGAAAAGTTCTCATCAATGTTATCGGAATTTTGTGCAATCTCTGCATTCCAATCCCAAGTCCATGGTGAACTTGCATACCATCTTTCTCCTTCAACTGCTGGTTGTCTTGATACACTACCATATGTACCAGTACCACCACCAGAACCACCACTCCAATATAAAACAGAACTTAATCTTGTTTTATCATTGATAGTTAAGAAGTGATTTAAATTCACTAATGGTTTATGGAAGAAGTTCTCTCTTTCGTTCAAGAAGTTCTTGTTGAATCTATTGGTTGTTCTTGCACCATACATATACCAATATTGTTTACCTGTATATGATGGGTCAATAGGTGCGACATTTTGATTAAACAATCTACCAGCTTCAGTCTCAAACTTATTACCTTCTGAAAAAGCTGTAGTGTCATATCCATCAACACTACCTGCTAACTCTTGTGAGTAAGTTGCGATATTCTGTTTGTATAGATTTTGTCCATGTCGTTGTGGAGCACCGATGGCATATAATTCAAATCGTTGGTTTTCACTTACTGCATAACTACCACCAAAGTAGTATGCCCAAGCGTCTGTCCAAGTTCCATCAATGATTCCATCACCAGTTTTACGAACAATAGTCCCACTTAAAGCTAACTTGTCATTTAGTAAAAGACCAGTATTGTAGTTGAAAGTAGTTTTAAGAAAACCACCATCTCCAGCTTCTTGTTTGAACTTCCCACCCTTTTCAAAAGATGTTGGGTCGGTAATGATATTCATAGTTCCACCAATAGAAGGTGTTGCCAAATTAACAGCCGATAGACCTCTTTGAACCTGAATTGAAGAAGTAGCATCTCCTACTCCATCCCAATTAGACCAATAGACCCATCCGTTCTCCATATCATTTTGGGGAACACCATTAATCATCACTGCAACATTTCTTTGATTGAAACCACGAATGTTGATACGAGCGTCACCCGCACCACCACCTTGTTGAGTAGCATATACACTTGGTGTTGTGTTAAGAATCATTGGAATATCTTGTGAACCAAGACGAACTTCCATTTCTTCTTTACTAACATTAGTGTATGCCACAGGTGTTGTTTCAGATGCACGAGATGCTAACACCTCTACATCTGATAAGGAAACCACATCAAAATCCAATACGAATTCTAATGTAGATACACCCTCAACAACTACTGATTTAGTTATTGAAGAGTAACCAATGAAAGAAGCCACTACATCATAGGTTCCCTCGGAAACATTAATAGAAAAAGCACCAGTTTCATCTGATACTCCACCTAAATCTGTTCCGAGAACTACGACATTAGCTCCCTCAAGTGGATTTGAGTCAACATCAACGATAGTTCCAACGATAGATTGTGCGAACAATCCTGTCATCAATACCATTGATGTGATTAGATTACGATATTTCATAATCATCTCCTTGTTTGTTTACTTGTGAACAGCACATTTTTATTCTGGTGTGCCTTCTGCCAGGGTATGTGAAACCTTTAACCATTTGTGTACTCTTGGTCATCATTATCACCTGCCGTTGGTGTTATTTCTTCTACATCACAAAAGTCTCCATCACAGAATTTTTCTATGTTGGCCTCTTCTGATTTAATTACACCAAATGATAACTTACCAAGTTTACCCATCTGTTTATTATATTCTTTTTCATCAATCGCTTCATAAGGCATCTGTTTGTATGCACCATAATCATGTCTTGGTAATAAACTAATACCTTTCAAATGATACTGAAAGTAATTCAATACATTTGGTATCTCTTCACTCTCTGTTTCAGGATTAAAAGTTACGGTACAACTAACTTGGTTGTCTGCCCAATGTCTTTGTAGGAAGGCGGCCAAACTGAATTGTTCCCAAATACTTAGGTCACCTGCAGTCCTTATTCCTTCACCAACATCAACTGGTATCTCAACTACCAATGTTGAATCTTCTGAACCAAAAGCAGGTTCTATTTTATAACCTGCCTTCTTCAATGGTTCAACTAACTCCGAATTGATTGATAATCTAATTCTTCTTATATAGAACCTACTTTCGGGATAATGTAAACCTGGAGTACTACCAGCCAATAATGAAACGGTACCACTCGGTTTAACTGAAGTAGTTTTAATTGATTTTGGTATAGCAAACCAATCAGAATATACATCATCCCATTCTTGTATGACATCATATCCATCATTTAACCATTCCTTTAACTCATCTAAACCTCTGTGAGTTATAAATTGTGCAACACCACTTACTGAACAACCGATTCTTCTGTTTCTCAACATAACACGATTCGTGTCTGACCAATGTGTTCTTCCGAGTGTTACGGTTTTCGCATATAAGTATGCATATTTTAGTGTTCGTGCATAATCTTCAAAGTCATCATGGTTATCAGGAAATGTTTCTACTAAACAACATAACTCATATGATTCTAATGATTGTTCCAAACAAGGATTACCACCCATTACTCTGTGGTCTTTGTTGTCTCCACCATTCTTCATACGAGAATACTTTCTCATGTTGTCTAACCATGCAAGTCCTGGTTCTCCATTATCCACGATTCGTTTTGAAACCTCAGTATAATCCATACCAAGTTCTGCAAATATACTATTGTTACTTGTCCAACCATATTGGTCACGATGTGGATTTACTTTGTAATTCTTTAAGTCTAAGTATTCTTCTGAATCAGGGTCACCAAATACAATCTCTGCAGTTCTTCTAACATTACCTGCAACAACACATTTACCGATTAGATTCATAATATCTACAATGGTTGTGATTGTGATTGGATTACCACTATTATTTTCTAAGACTTTTCTGATATCCTCATGAACTTCTTCTAATGGTTCTGGTCCTGATGATACTCCGCCAAAGCCTTTAATTGGTTCACCTGCCAGTCTGATTTTACTATAATCAAATTTTACTTTTGGTTGTCCATGAAAATAACTTTCTAATAATAACCTTAAACTTTCTACCCAACCCTCACGAGTATCAGGTATTTCAAATGTTGTTTCTCTGTCTTTATCAACACCTTTAACAAGAATCTCTCCTGCACCCTTAGTATCAAACCCTACACCAACTCCTAACATTGATGCATCCATTAAGAAACAGAATGGTTTTGAATAATCTTCTTTAAGTGTTTTTGTTGATACAAATGCACAATTGTTTAGTGCAGCATATAAACCTTTATCTTCTGTGATTGGTGTTCCCATTGCCCATAAACCACGACCTGGTGGTAAGAATTTCATGTTGAAGATTCTTTCATACATATCTTGAGCAGACTTCTGAGCTTGCCATGGATTCCAACCTAACTGATGTGAATCAATATGATTCATCTGCATAGAGTAAGTTCCCTCTACAACCCTTTGTACGGTCTCCCACCATCTTTCATTCTTTCCATCTTCTTTGATTCTTGAATAGGTTCTCATATAAACTAATTCACCTAATCCATTGAAACCAAATGGTGGTTTCTTTCTTTTCCATTTATTTATAAAGTTATCAGATAACTTAAATTTGTTTTGTTCCATTGAAACTTACTCCTATGTTTTTGATTTTTTTTCTCCCAATATAACTATAATATATACGGAGAATAAATGCATATTTGTTATTTTTTTAGAAGTTTTAAAAAGATTTTCTTTGAAGTTTTATTCAAATCCACCTGCATCAAAATCCTTCTTTTTTTGTGCCAAGGTTTTACGAATATACTCATCTGCATTATTCATTTTACCTTGTGCTTCTTGTCCACCTTGTGTATTAGTTTCATAGATTTGTATGTGACCTGTATTAGTATTAATAGTTGCAGGGAATGTAATACCATCTGGCCCAAACCTATTTTTAATTACATGGAATCTACCTGTATTTGCAATCTTATCTTCTACTTTTCTACTCATACTCATAACAAAATCTGCTGTCATCACTTTACTATAATCCTCTGAAACTTTATCTGCTCCAATCACATCTTCTTCTAATGATGAACGATTGGCCTGTGATGCAGTCCATAATGGAATATCAAACTCACCTGCCATACCTCGTAACTCTTCATACACATGACCTATCTGATGTCGTTTTTCAGAGAAGTTAGATGTTGATTTCATGATGTCTGCATAATCTACAATAACCATATCTGGTTTTAATCCCTGCATCTCACATTGTTGTAAGTGAGCGGCCAATGTATTGACACTTGCAGTTCTTGTTGGATAATATTTAATTATTAATTCACCTTTTAATTGATTAATTTTCTTTAATACTTCTTCTTTATGATATTGTAAGTTACCTGTTGGTTGTCCACTTACTATTGTATCATATCTTAATCCTACATACTGAGCATTTAACTCTAATGTATAATGAATCACGGTTTTACCTTGTGCAACTGCATGTGCACCAAGTGCCTGTAGTGTCCAAGATTTACCGATACCTGCTGGTGCAACTATAACTCCAAGTTCACCACCTGCCAGTCCACCATCCATCAAATCATTTACACTATCCCATTGTGTAGGTAATGTTTTTCTTGATTGTTGATTCATTCTTTCTTCAAAACCTGTAATATACTCGTGTCCTATATCTCTTTCAACACCAGCCTTCATCGCATTATCAATTACACCCTTGATTTCATCATATTGTTGATTATCAAGTAATTCAACTGATTCCATGATTGCACTTTTGATAACTTGATTCTTACAGAACTCAAGTGTTTTTTCTTTTACAAATTCTAAATCAGGTGACTCACGATGTTGCCAGGCACCTCGTAATGAATCAACAATAGTAGTTTTCAAAGTATCATTTTCCACATCATCAATGACAACTTTTAACGCTTCCATTGTTGGTGGTGATTTATATTTTTCAAAATAATCTACTATTGATTTAACAAGAAACTTGTTTGCATCAGAATCAAAATAACTCACCTCTAAAATATCACCGATAGTTTTTATAAACTTCGTATCAACTATTAAAGATGTTATTATTTTACTCTGAAAGGATGTTCCATATTTAATTAAAGATTCATTCATAACCATTTATAATTATCATTTAGATTTCGGAAACACACGATTTATTTTATCATAATAGTCTTTTATTTCTTTATGATTTCCACTTTCTGTTCCCATAAACTTTAGGATATTATTTAACTCCACTTTTGTTTTTTCTGTAACTTTATTCATATTTTTTTCAAAGGTATTTGTAACTTTGAACTTCTCTTTTTCGTGTAAATTCTGTATACATACTCCATCAGGTGCCCATGCATAATGAAATGATATATCATCTGTACTTTGAACTATACCCAAATCAATGAATTGTTCAATAGATTCAAATATATGATGTATGTTATATGTAGATACGGTATATTGTATACCATAAGGTATATTATTTTCTTTTAACTTTTCTATATTTTTGACAAACTTTTTGTGATTGAAACCTACCCTAATATATTCACCCAAGTCATACAATCCATCACATGACACTGCAATGTAGATAGTACCTTTTTCTTTAATCTTGTTCCAATATTTAAACAATGATTCTTCTTGGTATCTTAATGTAGACATGTTAGAATTATAATGTAAATGTAACTTTAGTTCTTTATCAGTAACAAACTTTAAGATGTCCATATGTTCTGGCATTATCAAAGGTTCTCCACCTGCAAAATATATCTTCTTAAGTTTACCTAAATGTTTTTTAAGATTTTCCATAAAGTTATTTTCTACTTTGATAACTTTATTTACATCAGGTGATATACCACCTAATAACATTTCAGGTTCATACCAAGATGATGAGAAATCATGACAACATGTCCTACACTTGAAATTACATTGATTTGAAAATCTAATATCAATATACTGAAACTCTAATGGAACTTCACCATCAGTAGTTTTTGGTATTTCAAATTCATTGTTACCTGGTTCTAAAAATCCTTGTCGTGCACTTACCTCACCTCTATCCTCTGCAAGATAACAAATATCACATAGTTTATTTCTCTCACCATCCAACATATCCATACGAAGTTTTTTCATTTCTTCTGAATTAAATACTTCACCTATGGATTCTTTATTCAGATTATGTGAGTATATAGTTTCTGCAATACAACAAGGTTTCACATGACCTGAAGGTTGTGCGTACAGATGTACAAAAGGTAAGGGACAAAATGTTTTACTTTTACTCACTCAATGTTCCCATACATATCTTGTACTTTCTTATCATAGAATTCTTTTCTTTTTTGTTCACGATATTTTTGACGAGCCTTCGCCTTTATCTCTTCTGCATTTCTTTTGTAATGTTCCATTTGCCATTTTCTTTGAGCATCTCGTCTTTCTTTTTCACTATGGTATTTTCTTTTTCTACCCATGTGTTTTCTCCGCCATATGATTCAATCTATTAAATGTAGTTGCCAACCAACTCGTCAAGTTAGGTAATGCAGTATACATTTTATCTTCAAGAAACATTTTCTGAAACTTGTGTTTTATTATTCTTTGAATTGGTTGTGATGTAATGTCTTGAACTTTTAATTTACTACTACCACCCATGATACCATCATCCAAGTCCATCAATCTTCTATTCATTAGTAATTGTTCTTCAGAGTC